CTGAGGTATAGCGTAGGGTTTTTGTATAAACGGGGCTAAAGGGCTAAATTACTTTTGTGCTATGGCATTACTCGACTTTCTAAAGTACGACCGAAAAGAGTCTAAGATTCAAGAGCAGTTAAGCAAACTACTCACGGCCCAGCTAACCCACTTGGGGGCTAATTCAGCAATTTGGCAACCGTTCAACTTTGAGAGTTTACTAGAACAAGCCTACCAAAAGAACCCTGACGTTTACTCAGTCATAAATTTCCTTTCCAAGAAGATGTCTAACGTGCCTTTGTGTGCGTATGACTCCGAGGGGAACAAAATAGAATACGAACCGCTTGAGAAGGTCAAGGATCAACCCAATAGCTACCAAAGTTTTAACGACTTCCTAGCTAACCTCTATTCTAACTACCTTTTGACGGGTAACGGTTATATCTATTGTCAGAAAGGAGAAACCGCAATTACTGAAGGTCGTATTCTGCTCGTGGAAGCCCTTCCAAGCGTATACATAGAGGCTATCTCAGGTAAGAGCGGAAGAGGGGTCGCAGAATACAGATTCACCGAGGGCTATATAAATACGAAGATGGACGCAGACAATGTGATCCACATCAAAAACGTGCAAATGGCCTTTGGAAGCGGTGAACACCTTTACGGGCAAAGCCCATTACAAGCCGCATTTAAATCAATTCAGACTTCAAATAGCGGTTATGATTCCCAAAAAGCGTCTATGGATAACCAAGGGGCGGCTGGTATCTTATATAACAAAGGTATTGACTTCGCTGGGGGTAAAGATGCTTGGACTCAGGATGAAATTAACGAGATGCGCCAAAGCATTAAGGAAGTCAGAAAGAACTCAAATAGTAATTCTATTGGTGTTGGTGTCGGTGACCTGGGTTACATTAACTTTGGTATCACTCCCGTGGATATGGGGATAATGGAAGTTCTAGACTTGTCCCTTAGTGACGTTTGCAACGCCTATAATCTGCCCGTTGGTCTGTTCAACAACAACGATTCTAGCACGTTCTCAAACCAAGAGCAGTACAGAAAGCAAGCTTACACGGACTCTATCTTGCCCACTCTGAGTAAGTTCGAATATTCCTTCAACCATCTGTTTATGAATGACGAGGGGGTTTACTTCAAGTTTGACACTTCAGAGATTCCCGAACTTCAGGCTGACAAGAAGGAGCAAGTTTCTGCCCTTAGTGGTGCGTATTGGATGACCCCGAACGAGAAAAGGGAGATGATGGGGCTTGCCGCTATTGATGATGCAGATATGAACCAAGTCTATGTACCTTCTAGCCTTACGCCAATTGATCTAAGCGGCTTTGAAGGTGAAGAATGAGCCCAGCCGACAAGCGATATTTAGACGTTAACAGACGAAGGGACAAGATTTCTAGGCGTTACGCTCGTGAACTCACGGAAGAAATCTATAAGGCCAACCTAAAGTATATAAAGGGGGCTGACCTAAGTAACCTAGAAAACGTCATTTACCCCGTAAACTACCCTTCTACTGACGTAGAGAAGCTAGTTGAAGACCTTTATTTCGATGCTGGCTATTTGTTCTCTGACCAGTTCGTTAAGGACTTCGCACAAGGTAAGTTTAAGAGTGATCTAAGCGAGGGTATCCCAAAGGTGCAGTGGAAGACCGAGGCCATTGGTAAATATTTTCGGAGCAACCTAGGACAAATAAAGACCATAAGCCTAACTTCTGAGATTGGGGCGCAAAGGCTTCTTAATTCAGTAGTTCAAGAGGCCATTCAAGACGGCAAAGGAATAAGAGCGGTAACCGATGCACTCAAGAACGACAAGTTTCTAAGGAGCCTAAAGAGAACTTCACGCTTCCAAGCTGAACGAATAGCCCGAACCGAAACCCTTTCTGCCGCTTCGTATGGTGAGTATCTAGGTTCTCAGGAATTGTTTCAGAAGTACGGTGTTACAATGGGCAAATATTGGATTGCTAAACACGACACACGCACTAGGAACGCTCACAACAAGATGAAACGGAGCGAAACCATAGGAGCAGAAGAAGACTTTGAGGTTGGTAGTTCTAAGATGCAGTTTCCAGGTGACCGAAGGGGAGGGCCAAGCCAAGTAATAAACTGCCGTTGTGCGTTAGGTTGGCGAAGAATCGAAGAGGAAACACCAGCACCACCCCCACCTCAAGCGAACATTCCGACCCCTATAATTCCCGAAGATGTTAAGCCCACGGGCTTCGGTATCTCTAAGGAGGTGACAGACTCACTAGACAAGGTGTTTAAGTGGTACAAGGCCAACGGGATAAAAGTTCCCAAGATAGACGAGAAGTTTCAAAAGTTACTATCTTTAGCACCTAAAAAGACTAATACGAAAGGCAGTTACTTCGGCATAAAGCCAACCCACAAAGGGGCTGGTTCATATTATGACCCATACAGAAATGAAATAAATATAACTAATGCAGATAGGTTAAAAGCTGGGAACCGCCAAGGGGCTAGGATAATTTACCACGAATATGGACACGCTATACACGACAGACAAAACATAATAAGGGACGCTTGGTTTAATGACACTTCTGAAAACAACTTTAAGAAGCTTTTTATTAAGTTAAGGTCTAAGGGATATAAAAAGGGTAGATCAAAGGCCCAGCGCGAGTTCTTCGATAAGTTGAGGGAAAAATATTCAGATGAGGCAAGGAATTTCCAAAGTATAAAATTTAGATTCCAACTTAATCGGGGTGGGGCTAATACGGCTAGTGAGTTTTTTGAAAAGGAGATGGGGCTAAAAAAGGGGTCTTTAAAGGGAATGAATGAAGCAGATATAAATGAGGCTTTTTCAGCCTATTCCGACACCCTTGAGGCTCTTAGCGGTGGTGACGTTGGATACGGACACGGTAAAACGTATATGAAAAAAGATTATTTAGCACAAGCTGAGTTCTTCGCCCACTCTATGGAGAATAGGTTTTTAGGAAATCCAATTTTTGAGCAGTTGGATAAGTCGCTTTATGATGATATGGTTAAGATGATGAACGAAATACTGGAGGAAAATGGAATCTAACCCAATAGATGACTATATAAATAAGTATGGGGAAAGGGCTTACGAATTAGTCGGCCCCCATAGGTTTGACTTTAAGTTATTAGCCAAGTCAGTTAGACTAGGTAAGCCGCTCGTCATAGTAGAGAACAAACGAATTCCGCCCGTGCTAGACGGGGACTATTGGGCGTTAAGATCAAAAGAGCAGTTCGCCAAGACTTACGGCTTTTACCCAAAGGGGCAAGAACCCACGGAATTATCTTAGACCCTATGTTTAAACCAACTCAGGAAATCATTGACAAGGCCCAAGGGGTCTTAGATTATGTGGCTGAAAATGGTTGGGGAACGTGTGGAACGGACGTAGGGAAGCAAAGAGCAAACGACCTAGCCAAGGGCCGTGAACTCTCCCTAGATGTCGTGAAGAGGGTATATAGCTACCTAGCTAGGGCTTCGGAGTATTATGACGGGGGAAGCTATGAGAAGTGCGGAAATTTGATGTATGACGCTTGGGGAGGCAAACCAGCCTATTACTGGTCTAAAAAGATTGTGCAAGAAAACAAGAGTATGGATAAAGTATACACAACCAAGAACACGAGCCTAGAGTTAAAGGACGTGGACACGGAAAAGGGAACCGTTGCTGGCTACTTCTCAGCTTTCGATAACATTGATAGTCACGGGGACATAATGCGAAGAGGCTCTTACGCTAAGTCTATTAAGGAGAACGGGCCAATGGGTAAGGGTAGAATTGGGCATCTGTATATGCACGACCCACTAAACCCTATTGGTAAGATCACGGAACTTAAAGAAGATGACTTCGGCCTTTACTTTGAGTCTAAGATGTCTAAGCGGCCTTTCGCTCAAGATGTGCTTACGATGTACCAAGAGGGTATCATTAAAGAGCATTCGGTGGGTTTCGTTCCGCTCGTGTTCTCCGAGAGAAGAGAGGAAGGCAAGCTAAAAGGCTACGAAATAACAGAAACCAAACTAAGGGAAGGTTCTAGCGTGGTATTTGGTGCTAACGAAAACACTCCCTTTGTGGGAATGAAGAGCCTTGAAGAGATTGAAGGCAGAATGGAGGTGTTGGAGTCCTTTATTAAAGGGGCTAATATTACCGATACTACATTTGTCACCATTGAGAACGAACTTTCGCAGTTGAAAGCGTTGATTAATGCACTCGTGACTAAAGAGCCGTCTAAGGACACTCCGAATAACGAGCCGTTGAACGTCTTAGAATTGTGGAACTCAATTAATGTTTAATAATTCCTAAAAAGAAAATGGAAGAGATCAAAACACAGTTGGAGGCCATCAAAAAAGACTTGGATGGTGCTATCAACGCTGGTGCGGAAGCATCAAAAGAATACACTCAGGAAAAGCTGAACGCTTTCAACGAGGTACTGGAGAAGTCTAACGCTTCTATTGCTAACCTGGAGGCTCGTGTGAACGAACTCAAGAGCAACGGAATGGAGGACAAGGACGCAGTCGCTAAGACTACTCAGGAGGCCCTTATGAACGCTATGGACTCTGACGGGTTCAAGTCTTTTGTTAAGGGTGAGTCTAGCCGTTTCAACATCGAAGACCTGAAGGTTAAGGCCGTTGGTGATATGCCTACTGCTGACACTACTACTCAGATCGTTGACAACGCTTATTTGCCTATTCTTCCTGAAGTTGAGCGCAAGTTCCGTGTACGGAATGCACTCCGTCAAGGTTCTATGAGCGGTGACGCCGTTCAGTTCCCTGATGTTAGCGGTGGCGAAGGTGCGCCTACTACCGTTGCTGAGGGTGCGGTTAAGCCTCAAATGGACAAGGATTTCGCTTTGGTTACTTACAACGCTCAGACCATCGCTGGTTATATGCGTCTTTCTAACCAAATGCTTTCTGACTTCCAAGGAATCACATCTTACCTGGCTTACGAACTCCCACGCCAAATCTACAATGTTGAGGACACTCAGCTTTTGACTGGTAACGGAACGGCCCCTAACCTCTATGGTTTGAGCAATGGTGCTAAGAGCGATGCCGAGTTGGTTGGTAGTGCTTTCGAAAACGCTATCGCTAACGGTCTTTCGACTAAGTTCGACTGCATTTTGGCTGGTATCGGAATCCTGAAGGCTAGCGACTACGCTCCCGATGCGATCCTTATGAACCCTCAAGATGTAGTTCAGTTGGCTTACGCTCGTGACACTCAGGGTCAGTATACTGCTCCCGTCATCTTCGTAGACAACACGCCTACTATCTTCGGTCTTCCAATTCAGGAGTCTTCAGCGGTAACGGCTGGGTCTTTCTTCGTAATGGATTCACAGAACGTAGGGCAGTTGTTCCAGCGTGAGGGTATCTCCGTAAGGTTCTTTGAGCAAGACGGCACAAACGTAACTAGCAACCAAACTACGGTTCGTGGTGAGATGCGTGAGGCCTTTGCTAAGTTCCATTCGGATGCTTGCTTCACCGATACGTTTGCTAACGTCACTACCGTTATTGAGGCTGCGCCTTAATTAGTGTGACTTATCTTCTAGGGGGCTTCGGCCCCCTTTTTTGTGGTTTAGAAATTTTGTTTATCTTAGCCACATAATAAAACAACAACATAATGGAAACATTCACCACCGCCACCAGCATCGACACCCTCAAGGAGGGCGATTCAATCACATTCCTCAACTCTGTTGTTTTCGGGGATCGTCCCTTTGGATACACTATCCAGCGCGTCACGGAGAAAGCTCTTCAGATTGACGGGCATTGGCTGCCAAAGTCACAAATTCACGCTGAAGGATTAGCAAAGGTTTTTTCACACGATGAGCAATATAATCGGGTCTCGTATGAATGTCTTGCCATTAGAATAAATGAATGGTTCGATAAAAAGATGTACCGATCATTGCCCAAAGGATACGCCTTTTAAATTTCAGCCCTTCGGGGCTTTTTTCATTTAAGGGGGCTTCGGCCCCTTTTTTTATAGGTCTTACGCTCGTGGTAGTATTTTAGCACTATGAGAACACGCACTAAGATAACCAGTACTTCAGCCCAAACGGGGGTAACATCAGCCGAACTAAAGCTATTCGCTAGAATCCCTGACATAGCTGGGGAAACCAACTTACTATCTACCCTATTGTCTTCCGCTCGTGACTATGTGATGCGCTACACGGGTTACGCCTTCGACCAGGTTATAGGGGTGAAAGTGGTAGTAACAGACTTCACAGACGAGATCAATAACTCCAAGCTTTACCTTGAACTGCCTATTGCCCTAATGGATGGGTCTTACTCTAGTGTCGTGGTAACGGGCTACGATGAGAATGGGGATAGCACAACGCTTACAAGTAGGACAAGGGGAGATGATACGCTCGTGGTCAGTTCGGTCGATACAGGCTATGAAGAGATACAAGTTACCTACACGGCAACACCCTCAATTCTACCCGATGCTATCCAACAAGCTATACTTCTAATTGCCTCAGAACTCTATGACGAAAGGAAGGTAACGATTAAGGGAACGATCACATCTGAAACTGAATTCACCGTTAAAAACCTCTTGTCAGGGTATAAGAGATTTACCTCTTTCTATGCTTAAATTTAAATAGGTAAAGATGAGAGAGTTAATAATTCTGTACACGGAAACGAATACCACGGACGAGATAGGGGGCTTCACAACCGCTTTAACCCAACTAAGAGAGCAGTACGCAGACGTTCGGGTTGAATCCACGGGGTACACCCAACAGAACCCAAACGCCTCTAGAAACGCTTCTATTGAGGTTACAATGCGTGACGCTACTGATTATAGTTCTGAGGAGGTAACCACCACGGGGAGCGAGTCCATTAAGGCTATTAGTTGGAGGGGCACAACCTACCGAGTAGAAAGCTTCCCAACACCTGATCTAACTGGAATGGTCACCTTTACTGCTACTAGTGTTTAGGGTTGAGGTAGAAGATAAGGAACTACTAGCGAAGGTTAGGAAGGCCAAGCAAGAGGTGTATAGAAAGGTTATGGGTGAGTTGCTCATCGGGGCCAAGGAGATACAGAGCGAGGCTAGAGAGAGAGTACCCGTAAAGCAGAGTAATCTTCAAAAGTCAATAAAAGAGGTTCCAATAGAAGATGGGTTTGCGGTAGGTAGTAATAGCAAGTATGCTAATTATATCGAATTCGGTGAGCCACAAGGAACAGGGCCAAATGGAGGACCAAGACCTTATCTAAGACCAGCATTCCACAACAACAAGGAGAACATAAGGAAGAGGGTACAAGCACTAATAAGAAAGCTACTATGAAGATTGAGGAATTCATTTGGACGAATAGGGCATTCATTGAGTACGGCAAGCTAAGAGGCTTAGAAACCTTCGAGCAGACAATGGCTGACCTATTTGAGATAGTAGCACTATTCACGGGCCATAGGGAGAACGGTGATCAACTCAAGCTAGAAGACTGGGAGCGTATCGCTTCCTTTATGTACTCTAGCCACCTAGCCTATAAGAAGTCCATTAAGAAGCCGCTAGAGGTCACAGAAGACGATTTCTTGGAAACCGCCAAGACCAACCCCGAACTAATGGGCAACGCCCTGAAAGAGTTCTTGGAGTCCTTACCAAAGGTTGAGAACAAGGAAGGGGGAAAGGAGGAAGCGGACTAACCTTCGACAAGGCTGAAGCCCTTTGGTGTGGTGACCTGGGTCTGCCGTTAGAACGCTTTTATAATACCACATTCAAGGAGTTCATCTATCGGCTAGAGGGAGTCAATAGGCGTATGGCTAGGGAAGATGATCGTTGGCGGAATATGATGGCGGCATTGATTAACCCACACGTCAAGAAGCCCGTTAAGGCCAAGGACATCCTAGAAATTCCTCTTATAGACGGTGACCCCCACAAACCAGCTATTTCCTTTGAGGAGCAAGCCAAGGTCTTAGAAGCGTGGAATAAGGGGCAAGAAGGGTAAAGGTATTTTTGTCGTATGACCGTAGAAGAACTAAATGTAAAGGTTACCGCTGACATCTCCGACCTGAAGAGGGACTTAGCGAGAATGGAAGGGGCCGTTAAGGGAAGTGCTAAGAAGTCGGAAACGGCTATGAGTGCTGGCATGAAGAGGATCGGGGGAGCGATAGCGGTGGCCTTCTCTGCTCAAGCTTTAATATCATTCTCAAAGAAGGTCATTGAGGTACGCTCAGAGTTTGAGAAGTTCGAAGCGGTTCTTACTAATACCCTTGGTTCTAGTGGTGCGGCTAAACTAGCCTTGTTGGACATTAAGGAGATGGCGGCTAGAACGCCCTTTAGTGTCGCTGAGTTGTCAGGTGCTTTTGTCAAGCTTACTAACTACGGCCTTAAACCTTCTATGGAAGCTATGCGCCAATATGGTGACCTGGCTAGTTCCGTGGGTAAGGGGTTTGATCAGTTAGCAGAAGCAGTCGCAGACGCAACAACGGGGGAATTCGAAAGACTCAAGGAGTTCGGGATTAAGGCATCTAAGCAAGGGGACAAGGTTACCTTCACCTTCAAGGAGCAAGCCACAACGGTAGACTTCACGACTGAGGCCATTGAGAACTACGTTAAGGGTCTAGGTGACCTTGAGGGGGTTAGCGGCTCTATGGCTGCAATCTCTGAAACCCTAGGCGGTAGCGTGTCTAACCTTGGGGACAAGTTCGATAGCTTGCTTAATACTATTGGTGAGTCATCCGTTTGGAAAAGTGTTCTTACTTCGTTAGGGGACATAGTCGAAACCACGGAGGTTCTTATAAGTACCTGGGATCAACTGCCCGTTGACGAGCTAAGGTTTTGGACAGACACGGAGTATAGCATTAAGCAACTAGAGAAGGCTCAGAAAGATTACAACGAGCAACTCAGGATAACTGCGGCTAATACGGCTACATACGAAGCGGCAGTAAAGGCTGGGGCCACCCCAATGGGTCAGATACCCACGGCAGAAAAGCCATTCGTTCCAATCTCAGGTGGCTTCAACTTAGCGACCCTAGACCCTAAAACGGGGATGCCTATTCCCATTGGTTCGAAAGATGATGCCGAAAAGTCTAAGAAGTTAACCAAAGAAGAGATAAAGGCACGGGAGAAGGCCAAGGAGGAAATGATCGACTTCGCCAATGCTATGAACGATGTCACGAGGTATCTAGAAGGAAATAGAAAGCTTTCTGCCGACCAATTAGCGGCATTTAGAAGAGAGAGGGAGCAGTTTAAAAAGTTCGGTGTTGATGGCCTTGACTTGGCTGACATTGGAATAGAAGAGGAGGCTGGTATAGATGAGCCATTTCTTGAGGAGGTTTTTAGATCCGGAACCGAGGGGCAGAAGCAATTCAGATTAGAGCAACTAAAGTCGAAGTATGGCTATGACCCTGAAACTATTGAATACGGGTTATTGGACACGAGTGAAGCAATGTTCAACTTTGAGTCTGCCGCTGGTGGACTTGCCCAGGGTCTGTTAGATGCCGCACGGGGAACGCAAGACGCTTCCGTTATCTTCGCTAATGCTATTGGTCAAGTTATAACACAACTCCTAAGTACTCAAATCGGTGCAATGGCTGGGCCATTAGGCGGCTTGGTAGGTGGGTTAATTGGTATGACGATAAAAGGCTCAGACCTTGAAACCTCACGCAATAGGTCAAACAACACAATAGCCCGTTACAACTAATGGCGATCATTTCAGACACTAGGGTTAGGGCAGAGGCCAAGTTTACTTCTACCACCACCGATAGGGAGTACACTATCCATATTATCGACACCGAACACAATGGCGTGATTACACCCACTAGAAACATTGAGTTAGACCGTGACGGCTTTACCATTGAATACGGGTCAGGGGACAAGTTAAGCCCCATACAAGGCAGTTCGTTCTCAATGGGCATAATGATTAAGGACGTTGACTATTTGCCCGACCTGGAGGACTTGGCCTCCGACATTATGGAACTGCAAGACGATAGGTTCGGAATCCGTGTCTATGAAGATGATGATCTAATGTGGTGCGGTGTGGTCTACCAAGATGGGGTAAATATCGACCTTACACACAAGCCATACGTCTTCAGAGTCACCGCAATGTGTGGGCTAGGGAAACTCAAAGAGATAGCTTCAGGGACACCGTGGGAGATAGATGAACACCCTAGCAACTTCGCTGGTGCAATTATTAAGATGCTCAGAGAGGTAGACCCACTAGAGTTAACCAACGGGACAGACTTCCTAGTTAGTGCGGTAGACCTTAGAGCAAACAACCATAGGGCTTATAACACTCAGTTCGACACCCTAGCGGAAACCACCGTTAAGGACTTTAAGCCGCTATTTTACAGACGCTGGCAAGACGTGGGGGATAGGGGTTCTATCTTTGAGGGTAGGCCGTGGGATTCGGTTCTAGAAAGAATCTTATTTGCTTTTCATTCTCAGATTAGGATGATGAACGGAAGCTTTGAGATTGTCCCCATCCCTAAGATGTTCGTTGCTACCTCTACGTTTATTAGGAAGTTTGATCGGGACTACTTTGAGTTACACACCAACACGGGTGACCCAAGGGATTACACGGGCGTAGCCTTCGGAACTAGAACCTTCGGGAGTGGCTTCACTAATACCAAGCTTCAAGACTTGTCTGTTGGCTTTGAGCAAGCGGCTGACCTAATTGTTTTAAGTGAGAAGTTTGGGCAAGAACTCATAAACCCCGACCAGCACCTAACGAGTAATACGGACACGGGTACATTTTCAACGGATGATAACGGCTTTATTTCATTTGACTTTATAGTTGGTTGCTACCCCTTGAAGAACCTTCAGGCACTTGGTCAAGAGTGTTGGGTTGAATTAAGGGCTTTCGTTTCAACGGTTTACAACTCTCAAACGTACTACTGGGGGCCATATAGGGAAACAAGTAACCTACACAATAAGCTAGGGGATGTTCTTAGTTACACTAATTCTTGGGACACTACTGAGCGTTGGTTTACCCTTGGGCTAACTAACCTCTTCAGCACACATAACACGGTTCCTCTTGGTCACGAGCCACCTTACCCCGACTTTACTAATATGCCCTTAAACGGGATTCTTGGGGCTAATGAGACTCTAGTAGTTGGGAAAAATTACGGCTGGGCTTCTAGAACCAATATGCACCCACCCATTTTTGACACGGGAGTTAGAAACGTGGTACATATAAGCGGGGGCAAGGGAAACGTAACCGTTCAACTGAAATTTGTAGCCCTAGAGAAGAACACCAACGCTATTATATCTAGTTCTAACGTAGACACGGACTTTACCCTTACGGACGCTCAGAAGATCGCTGGAGGCTTTAGAAACGAGAAGCAAGGGACAACCGTAAGGAGTGCATATAACGAGCAGTCGGATACTTTTGTGCATTCTATTGACACGGGCCAAACGGGTCTTAGCACGCTCGTGAAGGATGTCGGCAACCTATACATAAACGACAAGAGGGGTAACGTACCTAGTGAGGCTAGGGTTTATGATGGGACAGATTGGGACAACGACACCGAGAACTGGACAGACGGCACGGGAACACCCGACACGCCACTAATAACCTACCTACTTCGGAAGTACGCTCAGATTTACCAAAAGCCCGTTAAGCGTCCCGATATGAAGTTCATAGACTCCCTAACCTTGGCTGGTCGAACCATTACGGGGGCTGGCTTTCCTTTGGGTTCTTCGGGAACGGTTCAATACCTCGTGTTAAGTTCCAAGTTCTTCGCTAGAGATGGATTCCTTAACCAAACTTGGTTAGCTTACGATTCGAACGAAGTCACAAATACCCCCGTAACGGATAAGCCTAACGCCCCTACTGCTAGCAAGGATGACGGTGGCCCGTCTTGGTTTGGCCCTCCAGGTAGGATAGACGGTGACCCAGGCACTTTACCAAATGACCCCGAATGACCATAACACGACCCAACCCCGACATCATTAAGGTTCTAGCGATTATTAGCCTTATATGCCTAGTGGCCCTAACCTCTTGCTCTGCAAGCTTCCACCTAAGAAGAGCAATAGAGAAAGACCCTACCATTATCCAACCCGAAATAGTGCAAGTGGTGGACACGGTTATTATTACGCCCTCAGAACGCGTAGAAACGACTTTCGTGGCTCTCCCGATAGATACCATTACAATAGAGAAAGAACGCCTTAGAATTAAGATTAGACGCATTCACGACACTTTGAGGGTTGAGGGTGAGTGTAGGTCAGACACCATAACCATAACGGAAACCATTGAACTCCCTCCAGTTATTAAGTACGAAGATCGTCCTTGGTGGTCTAAGTGGCTAATGTGGGGGCTTGCGGCTCTGTTCGGTATTAAGGTCGTGAATATGGCTATAGACAGACTATTAGGGGGCAGAGGGTAGGTCTTACTTTAGCGGTATGAATCTGAACCACTTCTACCATTATTATAAGTCTAAGAGCGGTGGGGTTTCCAATTTGCTTAAAGCAACCGAGGACTTCGATAGTTCTATTGATTGGAACAAGCTTCCTAGCACAGATGCCCCAACCGTTTCAGGTGGTATAACAGACCCCAACGGGGGTAGCGATGCCCAAAGAATCAACTTCACCGACAATCGTCAGGCAAGAGTTCAGCAACAGGTGAGTTTGTCCGCTTCGACTCAATACACATTTAGCGTTTACGCTAGGGTAAATACGGGAACTGAGCAGTTCAGACTAAGGAACGTAACCCTTGCAGAAGCAGAGGCTAAGACGGCAACGACTAGCTGGACAAGGTTTGAATACACTTTCACCACTACCACGGGGGGTAATTATGATCTCAGCATTCAGAACACGGACAACGTAGCTAAGACCGTTGAGTTTTGGGGGGCTATGCTGAACGTGGGGGTTAGTGCTAATGATTATGTCAAGGTTGACCCAAGTATTAGCGGTTCTACACCAACTCCAGCTTACTCAGGATTCGGGGATGTCTTTGGAGATGTAACGGCTTATTACTCTTTAAGGAAGTTTACCGAGGCCGAAACGCTCAACGCAATACGGGTCAGGAGGTCAAGCGATGACACGGAGCAAGATATTGGCTTTGACGCTAACGGAGACCTGGACACCACGGCACTTCTTGCATTTGTGGGAACAGACGTAGACATATACACTTCAGACTTTAGGTCAGCGGAAGATTTGGGAGAAAGCAACGGCACGGGGTCAGCGCCTGAAAGTGTGGCTGATGTGGATGACGCTTATAAATTCACTTTGTCGGGTGGTTCAGGTAGTCACTATACAAGCAAATCGGGGCTTTTTGATCTGTCTAACACTTACACGCTATCATTAGATTACTACATCCCAAGCGGTCAAACCGTGGAGGCCATACAAATCAGAACGGGGGGAAGTGCTGACGGGGTGTATAATGAAGAAGTCACGGACGCTTGGACAAGTGTAATCATTGAAGATTGGGCACCGACCGTTTCTAACACTTTAAGAATTTACGCGCTTGCGGGCGGCAGTTATACGATAGATGCCGATGGCGATGTCTTTTACTTGAAAAACATTGTAGTCACCCAAACAACGGCAGACGGAGCGGTCACAACATGGTACGACCAATCAGGCAATGCCAATGATGTGGTTGAGGCCACGGCATCAGCGCAGCCAAAAATTGTAAGTGCTGGGGTCACTATTACCGATGGGGGTAAGCCATCTATCACCGTAGACCAAACGACCACGAACGGGCTAACTATACCAATAGCAGCGTCATCGACCCAAGACTTTTTCCAAGTTCACAAGTCAAACGATGACAGATTTATTTTACTGAAAGATTCCACAAGCGGTGCAAGGTATGCCTATGCCGCAATAGATGGGAACACCTCAACAGATTTACATGGTAGCTATGGTTCGCCTTCTTTGTATGTGAATGGTAGTGCAGAGAGCCCAGCTAATAGAGATGCTTTGCACACTTTGTTGTGTACGGACACTCAAGTTTTAATGTCAAGTTTAGGGGGCGATTCCTCGGCGTGGACGGGCAATATAATTTGGGGAAAGTACTCTTCAGCAAATATCTATGACGGAAATGTGCAAGAAATAATTTTCTTCAACTCCGACCAATCAGGCAACCGCACGGGCATTGAGACGAACATTAACGACCACTTTGACATCTACACCTAATGTGGTATATAGGAACATTTGAGGAGGTAACCGCCTACAACCAAAAGGTAAATGAGGCAAAGGCGTACAACGGCAACGTAACGAACAACTGGGCGAACCCACGCCAACACCCTGACGGGAGCAAGTGGGCGATCGTTGCACATACCACCGAACCCGATGAGGAGAGCGGCCTAACCTTGGTCGAAGAACTTACAGAAGACTGGAATAGTGAGATACTTTAAACTAGAGGAGTTTGATAGCCCCGACAAACCTGGTAGCGGTGAGTTGATGTCCAAGATGCTTCTTGAGATGCTAGACGAACTCAGGGGCAATTGTGGTTTTGCGCTGAAGATCAATTCAGGAGTGAGGACAGAAGAGAGGAATAAGGCGGTTGGGGGGTCACCTAACTCAAGTCACCTAAAGGGCCTTGCCGTGGACATTCACTGCACTGAGTCCGCTAAGAGGTTTAAAATTGTTGACGAAGCGTTAAGGCTGGGCTTTGACAGAATCGGAATAGCGAAGACATTCATTCATTTGGATATTGACCTAGATAAATCACCTGACGTAATTTGGATGTACTGATGAGTTTAAACGAACTTGGAATAAATATCGGTTTGATGATTGGCGGCTTCTTTGGGTCGCTTATAACCGTCAAAAAAAAGAGATGTGTAAAGGAGCAACTCCTTGCCGTGGTTACTGGAACTATGGCGGCTAATTACCTTTCTCCCGTCCTTATAGAGTGGTTCAACCTAACGGGGTCTAGTCAGTATGGTACGGCCTTTATAGTAGGGTTCGGGGGGCTGAAAGTAGTAGAAGCGTTCTACGACAAATTCTTTAACAAGATAGGATGAATAAGCTACTTTGGGAAGGTCTTCAGTTTGCTATCATTGCGCTCCTTGCGTTCTCCTTGTTTGCGTGGATCGAAGTTAAATTCTTCTTGCCTACCCTAGAGAGGGACATAGTGGAACACCTACCCCGCGACACCGTTTATATTGTCAGCGATAGCGTAAGGGTAGATTCTAGCTTGGTAAACGTCATAGAATAAAAAAGCCCTCACTTGGAGGGCTGAAGTATCGGCTTGGGAAGTGGCTTCTCGCGCTCAAGGATTTGAGCCTGCCAGTCTTTTAACATTCTCACAGATTCTCAATAACCCAACGAGCACCGAACTGGGAGGCTTCCTTCTTTGTATCAAACCACTCGTTCACAAGTTCTTTGTCTTCGTTAGTCTTGTCCTCGATAACCAACTGCCACGCATTTGACCCCATGCCGTTGGATGCGTAAGGGTTAGAGATAGCAATTAAAATTTCCTCGGTTTCAACCTCGTAGATTCCGGTGTGCTTTCTTTTAAGGTTTAGAGTTGTCATGTTGTTGGTCTTTGTTGTTGTTTTATGATGGGGCTAAGATAGAAAGAATTTCTAAACCACAAAAAAAACTTTACGACCCACAAGCTTCACAGTCCTGATCATCCAGGTTGCACGTTGTTTCTTCGTCCTCGTCAAGTGACTTAACGAAGTCATCCATACTAACGGGCTCGTCCTTAATTATCTTAACAACTTTAGGGTCTAAGGGCACTTCTTGGCCCGTTGTAAGGTCTACTTGTTTAGCCATTTGATTTGTTTAAGCGTTCAACTTTCTTCTCTATGAAACCTCTTTCAAGGTAGTACTTAATAAGCTTCGAATCTATGCTAGTGACTCTTTGGCCCTTCTGGATTACTCTCCCTCGTTGTCGGAAGTCCTTTAAAGCGTAGTATGCAGTTCTTACACCACTAGGCACAACCAAACCACTTCACGAGCGTAACAACAAGGATAACAAAGCCAGCACTAAGAACCATCATAAGGGTAGCCAGCCAAGCGATCATAACAAAAGCCCTAGTTCGGCTAATCACCTTCTTTCCTAGTTGGCTCTCTGTGAAGCATTTACGCATTTCCGTGGGGCCGCAATCGCACCCCTTTGCTAATAGTTCGCACTTAGTTTCCATAGATGTTCCCTTTTATGATTATTTTATTTTCAAAGGCCCAGCCGTCTTCTGTAACGTCTAACATACCGAATCCGTGAACCCAAAC